CCAACTTCATCCAAGGTGAATAAATCGACATTGTTCGCTTGCGTACCTTTGGCTATACCAAAGACCTGCTGGTCAGCCGTGACATTCGAGCCAGTTGCCGTATCGGAGTCAACTAATATTTGAAGCATCGGGTCAGTGGTCGCCACGGCGGCATCATTAGCGGTATGGATGAGAAGTTGGTCTGCTACAGAGTCATCAAAATTTATCATCCAGTCAGCAGTTCCCGCTCCGGCAGTACCAAAACCAAGGTCAAAATCATTTGAGAGCTCAATTCTGGTGTCATCATAAAGAAATTTGTCTATACCGCCAAGTACAGTTCCGCCATTATTGTACTGAATCTGAGTATCAGAGCCGCCTGCCGTAGAAGTTCCAGGTAATGAAACTAAAGAAGCAGCGCTACTATAGTAGCAAAGTGTATCAGTATCACTATCATAGTAAACAGTACCTTCAATCGTGCCTACCGGAGCAGCTACGGGGTCAAAGAGCATCTGGTCGGACTTCGGAACAAGCAATGCAAAGTCAATGAGCACAACTCCGGTGCTACTTGACATATTTATTGCATTGTCAACAAAGTCCCACGTCCAGTCCTCGTCTCCCGAACCATCATCTTCTGTAAATGTAATCTGTGTATCTGTAGCATTGTCTATCGTTGCTCCATTGGTCGGAAATGTAATGGTTGTATTACCTTCCAATGTCCAAGCCTCAAGGATAGTCTCCACCTCGTTGCAGAACAGATACATCGGGTCAAAGTCTGTATCGCCTTGTCCAATGAACTGTAGTTTCGTTGGTTCGACTATCTGAGACGCGCTGTTTGTTATCGCCGCCATAGAAACGAGCGGCAAACATAACAGCAAAATCAAACTTATTGCTATGCGTTTCATAATATTTATCGCTCCTTTCTTTTACGGGTTCCCAACATTGCTATCGTAAACCTGTGAACGGTTGCGTTCCTCGTGCGGTCGGTCTGGCCCATATCCGGCATTCAAAGTAACCGCTGCCGTACCCCCGACATTAGCACAAGTGAAATACCACCGGACATATTGCTGGTATATTTGACTCGGCATGGTCGTAGACCAGATTATTGCACCCGCCGTTTGGAGTCGAGCGTCATCGCCAGTCATTTGAATCCTGAAGACTTCTAAAGGACCGTCACCAAAGCCCTCGGCTGAATCCTGCTGAAAGATACAATAGTAGGTATCGTTGTCCGCACCGGTCTCAATTACTCTGGTAGTCAGCCAGATGTACAACGGTGCCATTCCCATCGAATGCCGGACAGCACCATAATTCAAAACATTTGTGGAAGCCGCCGAACCATCCGCTAATGCCTGGCCGCTCGCACCACAAAAATCGCCTTTTTCGTGTTCTAACAACATATTATGTTCTCCTTAAAAAAAGCCGTTAATGCTATACGGCGGCTACGGCTGCTTCGGTTGTTCCCAAGCAGTCACAAGTTTGGATAGGAATGGTTCCGCCCCACATGGGCATTTCTACGTTATATGGGTTATCGAGTGAAAACCTGACGTTCTGCTTTGCTTCCAGGAGAACATCGAAATGCGTCTTCATACGTCTTGGAATGTACATCCAAATTGTCCCGGTGCCTTCAGTCATACCTTCGTTCAGGCACCTAAAGATGGTCTTCTTCAAGGTTGCGTCAATCGAAGAAAGTCCGCTCTCGATATTGCGGATTCGGGCGACACACTTTTGGTTGGGAACACAAAGGCCATGCCACCACTCCCATTCCTTCTTCCAGACATCTCGCCAGCTATTGGCGACACCGTTTTCCTTTTCCTCGACCTTACCCTTATCAATCTCGGTAAGACCATATTGGGGATCGTTGAAAGGCGTGATGATATGGCATTGATTAAGACCCCAGCGTATAAACAATATCGACATCGTATCGCTGCCGGTCCCGCCTGCATCGTAAACATTGACTTGGGCGGCGGTGCTGGTATCGGGGTTCTCCGGGGAGTTAGAGCCACCATCGTTGTCGGGCGTATTGTAACGAACGTAAAATCCATCGAACTTTTCCGGCGTCACAGCCGAACTACCGTTAATCCAGTGATTCGCTATACCTTGCCAGTAGCCTTCGCGATGCTGTTGCTCTGTGGCAGCCACTTTCGCAGCGCCTTCAAGCCGATATACATCATCAGGAACCACCGCTGCGCCATCAAATATCGCAATGTCTTCTTTGAATGGCGTGTATTGTGCGACTTGAGAACTCTTAAAGCCGGCAACTCTTCGGAACCCGCCTTCGGGCAGGACTGTAACCCTGGTGCCTTCATGGCCCATTTTCGCGTTTGCCTGCGTAACTATCGCATCGAACACAATAGGATTTTTCTCCTTGAGCGTAGCCGCGGGCTGCTGGCCATCCTTGATAGCACCGAGTGTCACAAGATTATAATAGTCTGATAAAACTCTTGTGCTCATTATTTTGCTCCTGTCGTATGCGCATAGAGATTATGCGTCTCAAAAAACAATTGATTACGACGGGAGGTAGCCACTACTTAGTGGAGTCCCTGGCTGTTAAGGTCTGCTAAGACCGCCCTTACTTTCGGGGCCAGCACTCAGGGTCCGCCTTTCGGCAGAGGTAACTGAGTTTTTTATTTTATCGCCGGGTAGCTCTCACTCAGTGAAAGAGCGGCGATTATGTTCTTCGATTTCTTTACCAGTTAGCTTTCTTAAAAAAGGCGTATTTTCTACAATAGGGCCAATTGCCATTAAATCGAAAATATCCCTGCATGAGTCCCTACCGTAGCTAACTTCGTAAAGCTCTCCAGTAATATTATTTTTAACAATCTTCATAATACCGGCTCTATATCTATCCTATCGATGAGTTGCGGGCCGTACACCTGATGAGTCCTTTGGCGATTGTTGAGTTTTTGTTTGAAGCCTGTTCGCCAAATCTTTTCGAGTTCATCATCGACCATAGCTTCCGGCACGGTTATTGTGTGCATACCAACATCATGAATCTTCGCTCGCAGATTGACCATAGGCACTTCTGGTCGAAATGTGGGGACTCCCGGTTGTTGATGAGTTTCTTGTGCGGAAGGCTCCTCAGCATCTTTAGGTTTTTCCGCCTCTATTTCCGGCTCAATAACAGGGTTGATTTTCTCCTTGGCCTTCGGCGGCGCTTTGGCCGGAGCTTTCTTAGCTTTTTTCGATTTCCTTACACCTTTTTTGGCCATTTCGTTTATTCTCCTACTACAACAACTTCATCATCAAGCAACTCTTTTTTTACAATCAACAGTCGCGTATTTACTTCGAGAACGTCATACTCTATCTTTCTTCGCACCCCACCATCTTCATCACCTTCGAGCCATATTCTTTTGCCGTTAATAGATAATTGTGTAGGTCTCAATTCCATCGGATGTCACTTTCTAAATTTGCACATTACTTTTGGCTATCTCGTCCCAGAATTTCTCTCCGCGCTTCGGCCAAGAATTTTTAGCTTGCTCAAAGCGGTCTTTATAACGATTATCTGTTACACCTAATTTAGTGCCTTCCACAAGGCCGCCTTCTCCGAGAATCTGTTTATGAAGGCTTGAAAACAAACGATTTAATTTCGGGTCGTTATGCTCGGAAAGAAACTGTTCGAGGTATCCACCTTTTTCTGCCAATACCTCTTCGGCGAATAGACTTTGATTTTCTGTAAATAAAAGGCTATTATCGTAATGCCGGAGTAACAGCCTGGCGTTTTCTAATTCCTGGTCGGTACGCTTGCCAAAGATATTCTCCAATTCCTGTCTATTGCGGACTTTTAAGGCATTGGCTGTATTCTCTCCATCTTTTTCCTTAGCTATCGTCTCCCGCAACTTTGTCATCGCATCTTCTACATCAGCGTCAACTTCGGCCTGGGTGCGAGCGTATTCAAAAGCCTTGTCCTTAACGTCCTTTGTGAACGTCTCACTGCGCTTCTGAACTTCATCTTTCAAGTCATCGGGGATATTGACCACGTAATCTTCCGCCTTTTCTATCCCGACAACCTTACGCCGCATTTCAGATACTTTCGTACCGTACTCATCAGACTCCAAATCCTTTGAGGGCGGCGAAATAGCCGAACTAATCTGTTTCTGCTTTTCAAAGAGGCCGTCTAACGCATCGCGCTCGGTCTTATACCGACTGATAATATTAAGATTGCTCTCATCGGTAATGCCATACTTATCCCACCAATTTGGCGTTGGCAGTTTTCCTATTGCCTCTTGTGCCCACGACTCCTCTTTGTATTGCTCAAGTACATCGCGGGGAACAGTCTTGGCTTCCAAAACGGCTTGCTGAACAGATTCCATATCGTTTGCATCAAATTCATCAGGCATTATTCTTTCTCCAAAATATCGTCTATTACATTTGTTTCTTCTTTTTCTTCCTCTTGCATGAGAGGTATCGGCAGTACACCAAAGCCAGCATCTTTGAATAACCTAAGTACAAATTCGTACTCGATAACAGCCTTTGGGTCATCATTCAAATCCTCGTTAATATGCCCATTCTGACAGAGCCATAACTTCAGGTCATCTCCACCACGACTATAAAACGCCTTGTCTAAGTCTGGATAATCTTTATTAGCAGCCACTTACTTTTTCCCTCTCATCTTCTTTATCAGAGCGTTACCAGCAATCACAGCGGCCCCTTCATCGCCAGTCTCTTTCAAGACCTCATTGGCTTGTTCCGCCGCCGCTTCAAGCTGTGCTACTGTAGCTTTCTTGTTATGTTTGCGAAAACTTGAGCTTGTCCAGGGCATATCAATCCTCTTTGAAATATATCTTTGTGCCTTTGCTGATTGTTATTAACTCACTTGGGGTATGAATCACAATTGGTTCTTGTTGTTCAGGAAATGGCGCAAATTCAAATTCAGAGATTTGCATTGTGAAATCGTTTGGCTCTATTGGGCAAAGTTTCTTGTTCTTCATATCAACGATTAAAATGAATTCCTCATTACAAAATATGTATAACTTATCTTTGTAGCTGAATTGCTGCCCTTCAAAAATCTTAATTGTTTCAGATTCGTTTGGCTTAGGTATGTATTCGGTTATTTCGCCGTTTTCATCTTTCCAATAAACTACTTTCGGTGGCAAATCATATTTGCCTTTTTCGTTTCTTTCAACCCAAAGCAAACTTTCATAAGTCTCTGGCATAAATTCTATTATTCCTCCATCCGCCACAAAAGGATGTTCTAATATATTTGGTTCGTTTGGCTCCAGGAAGTAAATAGTGTCAGTATAGATCAACTCAAGAGGATTTTCGTTTGGCTCTGGTCTCTCCATCACCTCAACATAAACCGCACCCAATACTTTCTCATAATTCGTAAAAAAGAGATTTGGGTCAATCTTCTTTTCGTTTTCATTCATCATTTCAAATACATCACGAATAAGACTCAATCTTTCGTCTGCAGTCGCAATGTTTAGCTTTTCACCATCAACCTCTATATGTTCACTAAGCATAAAACAAATAAAACTGTCCGCTAAACTTGCCCTGTTTTCAATATCTGTTATTCTTTTTTTATGCGTATTACCAGCATCTATGAGCGCACCAACCATCTTTTGTAATTTCTGGACAACAACCACAAGTTCGTCATAGTCATTTGGCTTATTTGCTTCGGCCTTATCAGCTTCATACTTAAAAACAAATGACAAAGCCAACATAAGCAAAACAGTTAAAACAATCAGGATTTCAAGGGTCTTTGTCTTCATTAATTCTCCCGTGGCTCTGGCTTCGGAACAATAATAATATCAAACTCGTCCGACTCATATAAATATACTGGATTGCCATCTTCAAAAGTCGGTTTTTCTTCTAATTCAACAGAAATCCATACTTCTTTAGTTACAAAAGAATCAGTCGCTTCGGCCTTATCTTTACAGCCAACCACAAAAACAAGCAATACGAACAATAATAATATTCCGATAAAAAAGATTATATCAATCAGTTTTGCCTTCATTCTCTATTCTCCAATTATCTGCCTTGACCCTTCTTACGAGTTGTTTTACATCCGCCACGGCCCCTATTGGCTCTGCGCCCGTTGCCGGAACCATCACGTTTGGGTACTCCTTTTTTAGCCATTATTCTCTATTCTCCCGTGGCTTGAGCCAACTTAGTCAATTTCTTACTGGAAAAACGTTTGTTATTAACCGTCTTAGCAAAAGCTGGCATAAATCGCCGTACTTGGCCTGTCCTTCGATTGTTTCGTATTGCCTTCATATAAAACTTGCCCCTATATTTCCTTATCTTTATCTTGTGGACTAAACCACAATCGCAACACTTTATGTAATGCTCTGGCGATACACAAAACTCTTCATTGCATTTTCTCTGTTCATAATCTATTTGCTATTCTCCCACATCCTTCAAAGCCCCTGCGACATTCTTCATGGCTCCGGCTTGTTTTTCCTGAACTTCTGCCTCTTGCTGGGCCATTGAGAGTTGCATACGCATCTTCTTCCTCGCATCTCGCTGCTCCTTATCTCTTATGGAGTCCTGCCAGAAGCCTCCTTCGTCAAGCACGTGCTCGGCTGCCACTTCGACATCAATAACATCCGCCGCGGCTTGCTCGTCAAATTTGGCCAGAGCAGCGATAGGTTGTAGGTTGCCTATTATTCGGCGCTGGGCAAAGAGATGCTCTTGAGCTTGAACAAGCGGGCCCTTATAAAGCACATTTATCTCGCCAGATATATGATTAGGATGACCTTTAGGAAGCATCCTCAACCATTGCAATATCGCAGGTGGACGTGATATTGGCGGTCTGTCGTCCAACTCCTCCATTTCCCAGAGACGGTCATGTATCTGTTCAAGAAAGATACTATTCATTAGGCCAAGTCGGGGAACTAACATCGCAGCTTTTTCACCGATCCGCTCATAAACTTCCGGGTTCTGCATCTGCTTTGTTACCAGCGATAAGGCAAGAAATAAAGATAAATGTAAAACCTCCTCAATTTGCTCCTCGGTACGCTCTATGTAATCAATGTTTGAGGTATAGCCGGAACGGCTTTTATAAATTTCCTCTATTATCTCTTTGGTGGTGTCTTTTACCCAGGTGACACCATCGGGACCAAGTTGTAATTTATTCTTTAGCCCTTTATATGCCTTCAACGGTGGGGCTGCATCTCGCTGAGCTTTGAGCATTGCAGTCTTATGCTCACCATGCAATCGTTTAACAGTTACTATAGCCGTACCTAAAGGTCCCCGTCCATAATTCTCGTTGCTCTTGAGGAAATACGGCCAGTCAATATAAGGCATTGAGTGATAGCCCTCTTGCTCCAATATCCCAGCCATCCGATTCTGATTAGTAATGTCCCTGTTTTCCTGACTGTCTTTTTGGATATAAAGTTCAATGAAATTACGTTCCAAAGCAAAATGTTTAATGTCGTTTAGTATGGGGTCATCCCTGCGATATACGGCATGAATGAACTTAAAAGACTTCAACGGATTAACATAAGCAGCCGTAATTACTTCATCACTGCAAGTTTCACCCCATTTTTCGTATGCTTCCAAAGCACACATATCAAGTATTCGATGAACCCTTATCAATTTGCCGAACCTGTCACGCTTGAAGTACGTTGACATTATCTCGCAGTAGCGAAAATACGGCCGGTTATCTTCCTTATCTTTCCCCAGATAAATAATTCCTTCACCGATACTCAGTGCATCCATAGCGATAGGCGGCATGATTGAACTAATAAACTTAGCCTTGTTATGAACTCCGTACATTTGCTCTTCGCACGCTTGCAGCCACCCTTGAATTTCATTTATCTGGTTGGCCCAGGACTCTTCCATTGCATATCCAAACCAACCCTTATGGACAAAAACATTGCCAACAAAAGCATCCGCAGCTCTCTCAAGGTCGGTGCTGACCTTCGATGTGTACATGGATGTACCTCGTTTCTCGCCTTTACTTTGGGTACTGTCGAGATACTGTGACAAGTCCGGTCTGGTATATTTGATTATCTCCCTATTCGTGGTGTCGAATGTAATGCGCTCCGAATCCGACTCGAATAGCTTTTGCTGATTTTCTATTCGTTGGGCCAAAGTCTGGTTCTTCAACTTCTCTTTGGCTAAGTCTATGGTTGTTTGTTTTGTTGTATTTGTCATAATAAAAAATGACGCACGTTTTAGCTTACAACCTTTTTTCTAATGTAGCTGATTTATTTTCGATTAGTTTCCAATCTTTTAGCTTTTCCTGCAATTCTTCTTGCGTATAAAATGGATTATAAGAACCATCTTTACGCTTGTAACGGCAAATCACCATCGCTCGGTAAGCGTGTGCGGCAAGAAGAGGTTGAGATAATAATATCCATTTGTCTAAATCGAACCATTGAGCAATTACCGTATGATGTAATGGGTATGGTGCCTCAAATATTTGCCCATTGAATATCCTACCCGGTTTATCTAAAAATGGTTGCTCGTAAGGTTCCATTCCCCTTACAGAACTCTTTGCAAAGGTCAAACTTCCCACAAAAGGTATGCCACTAAGATATTTTAAGAATCTGCGTCTTTTCATAGTCATATCGCCTTAGCTAACTGCCCGCCGTTCGGACCAAAATCAAAACGCCACGGCTGATTACACTTATGACACTTCCATAACAATAGACCACTGCCGAGCGGTAATACTATAGTTTCTTCATGCTTACATTCGCAAACAATCTGTATCGGCTTACGATGCACAACCAGAGACTTCATCTCTGGTCTCACCATCCCAATATCTTCAGGGCCTAATATTAGTTTTCCATTTCCCATTTCTAAATCCAATCCATAGGGTCAACGGGTTTCTGGTCGCCCTCAGTCTGGTGATAAGCGGCAATCTTTGATATATCACCTATGTATTCACCACCTATCTCCATGTATCGAAATGCTATTGCCAAATGCCTGAAAGCATCAGCGAAGTGCCGGTGCCATGTTTTACCCTCTTGGTCGTAATATATAATCTGCTCATTTGTGCACAATCGCAAATTTTTCTTTTTACCATAACCTCCCATAGCTTTTAGGAATGTTGGACATGCCCTTTCATTCACCTGCATCAAAGGCCAGATCCCCCTTCCTGCCTCAATCCCGTCAGCCTTGCGATGAGGTATAACTGCGGTCAAGGTCTTGCCATATTCAGCAGCAACATCTATGGTTGTTTTGCCTGTTTGGAAATTCTTCGCATTGCTTGTCTCAAGGTCAGGACCAGCAAAATGACCCAAATATGTCCACCCCTTACTACTGACCACCCGTGACCAAGCTGGCAAGCCAAGTCCCTCGTAATCCCAATATTCACCAACTGTACGAACCATTCCCCTTATAAATTGAATAAAGAGTGTGGCTGTCCATATATCACCAAAATCATTAAATGAGTAAACTGGCGCGTGAATATCACAGGGAAAATCGCCGACTCTTTTATCCTTTCTTGCCTTGGCTAAACTCCTGCCATAATACGTGCCTTCTTTGAAAGTTGGAAAAAGACCCTTAACTCTGTATCGAGTACCATCCCCATCCTCACCATATTTCTTGATTATACCCTCGACATATTGTCGGGAAGCCAACCCAGGAATAACCCTTTTGTTCTGCACATAGTTGGGATTATCGCGTGCATCAATGGTTACAATATACCATCCTTCATCGCTTATATATGCCTCTTTGCCTTCTTGTTTGACCGGGTCGCTACTGTAGCAAGCCTTAGCAAAATCACTTTCGGGGTCTGTCGGATTCCCAATTGCTACGACTTTGCATTGCTCGTCTATAATGAGCGATTCAATAATAGTTCTCCATACAGGAGCCAAAATACCACAAGCTTCTTCAATAACCGCCAAAAACCACACATTATGCCATCCCTGCATCTTAGTAACATGCTCGGTCTGTGTGTCAGGAGATGTCGAAAAGCCAATGGCAAAATTCTTCTCCCAGTATTGGCGTTCATCAGGCTCAATCCTGTTCAATATGTCTTTGTGGGGTTTTACGTCCCACATAAGAGCTGTCAAATGTCCACCGAGAGGTATTTTTGAGCTATTGACAGAGGCATGAATCTCTCTCCATAACTGATTACGTACTTGATTATCGCTCGGTGCGGTTGTTACTACAGTTGATGGCTGGAAGCAAGTTTTGAACCACGGAACTATTATCCGACCCATTGTGAATGTCTTAGAAACCGAGTGGCCGGCTCTCACACCAACCTTCTGGTGGTCTCTTACCCCCTCACACACTTCAACCATTTTGGGCCAGATATATCTACGAGGGATACCAAGACAATTTATAGCAAAATCTACAGAGTCGGTCCTATAGGATATTACTTTATTGTGAATCGCTCTTTCGTTCTTGTTAGCCATTTGTGCCAACACCAATAAGAGCAGCAATATCAACCAATGTTTTAGCTGCACTTTCACCTAAATCTACCTCTTGTATTGCCCTGCCCCACAATCTGTCGAACAGTTCTTTTGTCGCTTGCACATCACCATTTTTAGCTTTTTTCGCCAACTTCCTTGCTATTTCCCGAATGTCTTTTTTGGTGATGGTTTCTAATAAAATCGCTTTTAACGCCTTGGCTTTTTCGTTTGTATTTCCCTTGTTTCCTACGCCTAAATTGTTCCCTTTACCGAATCTACCCTTG